TGGTGGATTACGGTGATTTTCATTGGGTTTGAGTGACGCCTCCAGCCGGAGGACTATCTCAGCCGGGAGGCTTCTTTTACTGCGTTTGGCTTCTTCGTCTAACCGGTTGGCCAACTCGATTGGCAGGCGAGGGAAGTAGAAGCCGCTTTTAAGTTTCTGGTTGCGAGTTGCCATGCCGCGGATACTAAAATAAGGTCACTGCGCCGTCAATGCATAATTCAACATGATTAAGTACGGTCTGAACTGGCCCGACAATTACACGCCGCTCAACGTAGAGATCGACATGATCCGCGCAGGGGGAAAGATTGAGCGCGGTGGCAAGAGCTACGGCGAGGGGCTCTTTCATCATTACCGGTGCATGTTCAATCTGCTCTGGCCGGAGGATGATCATCACCGTTGGAGCGATCTCTGCCTCAAGCGCAAGACTGAGCATGAGATCGTGGTCATGATGGGCAGCGGCGACTCCAATAAAACTTACATCAGTTCGAAGTACGTCCTCTGCAATTGGTGGGTTTTGCCGTTCAATACCCTCTGGATCATTTCGAGCACAGAGTTGCGCGGCGCGGAGCTCCGGAATTGGGGCGCAATCAAAGGGCTCTTTAACCGTGCTCGAGAGCGGTTCCCTTGGCTGCCGGGAGTAGTCCTCGAGTCAAAGACGTGCATAACTCCAGACGTCATCTCAGAGGGCGGCGTCGCTGGCCGGCTCCTCACCAAGGGGATCATCTTTGTCCCTTGCAAAAAGGGCGGCCAATGGGTGGGCATGGGCGCTTATGCCGGCGTGAAACCTCCCAAGGGCGGCCGCCTGGGCCATTTCGGAGATGAAGTCAGCTTCATGCATCCCAATTTCCTCAATGCTTACGCGAATTGGTACGGGAAAAACTTTGAAGCGATTTTGGACGGCAACCCCACGGACCTTGACGATCCGTTGTGCACGGCCGCAAAACCGATCGGCGGCTGGGAGGCGTGGAAAGACAACGGCAAAACACAGGAATGGCTGAGCACGTTTTACAATGCTTGGGTGATCGCTTTGGACGGCCGCGACTCGCCCAACATGGATCAGCCAAAGAACCTGCCGCCTCGTTACCCCTATCTCATTCACTGGAAAAAGCATCAAGCAGTCCTCGCGCTCCATGGTCCAGACCATCCCCTTTACTGGCAGCAATGCGTAGGCAAACCGCTCCCCGGCACGGAAAAATTCAGAATCATCCCGCACTCACTGCCAGAGACAAGCGGCGCGTACGATCAGGTTGTTTGGGAGGGATCCGACATAACCGATATTGTCTCTCTGGATGCCGCTTACGGTGGCGAGGGTGGCGATCGCTGTATTCTCACGCACTTGCGTTTCGGTCGCGATATCGAGGGGCGCGACGTGATCGAGGTGAAAGCGCAGGTTACCGTCCCGGTTGCCGTTCAAACCGGAGGCGATCGCGTTGAAAAGCAGATCGCCAAATTCTGCAAGTCGTACTGCGAGGGTTACAAGATCCCTCCCTCGAGCTTCTACTTCGACGGCCGGTCAACCCTGGCAGTCACCTTTGCTCAGGTGTGGTCTGCAGAAGTGAACGTCGTAGATTTCGGAGGGCCAGCCACTAAGCGGCCGGTTTCGCAGGATGAATTTGTCATCGATAAGGACACAGGAGAAAAGCGGCTCAAACGCTGTGATGAGCATTACTCCAAATTCGTTACGGAGCTCTGGTTTTGCATCTACTACCTGATGATCGGCCGGCAGATTCGAAACCTGCCAAAGGATTGCGCCACGGAACTCCGGAGGCGGATCTGGCGTTTGGTTTCCAAGAGCCGAATCGAGGCAGAGACAAAGAAGGAAATGAAAGAGCGCCTCACGGAGAGCCCTGATATGGCTGATTCGCTGGTGACCGGTGTTGAGGGTGCGCGGCGGCAAGGTTTCCTGATCGCAATCCTCAAAGATGTAACAGCGCAAAAGCAGGAGGATGACGATTGGCTCGAACAAGAACTTGCTAAGCATCGGGAATTTATGCAAAAGACAGAGCTTAAGTCGCGAAAATGAAACCGCTCCCGCTCCCCAACTCAGTCCTCCCGGCAAAGCTTTACGTGATTTTGGACGGCTCCGGTAAAGTCGTGGATGAGGTAACCGCTAGCAACTCATGGCAGGCGCTGCAGACAGCCAGAGATCGCGCCAAGGATCCAACCAGGTGCCGCACGGCAATCCTCAAACCCAAGCCCTAAGTTATGGATCAACCTTTCTCTCGCAGCACGTTTCCAAATGGTGGATGGCAATTCCTGCAGCCTCAAACCATGTGGAAAGCTCCAACGCCGATCTCGAGCACGTTTACGCAGACTGTAGAGCTCATTATCAAGCATCGGCTCAAGAATCCGGCGATCGTCGCGCAGCACGGGCTTTCCCTGGATCCGGTTGCAGTGGGCAACGAGCTCGAGGCTTACAATCTCCAGCGCCTGGGGCTGCAGCTACCTCCGGCGAGCCCATCGGCCGGTCAAGTTGTCGTGCCCCTGGCAACCTCCTGCTGCGGTCACTGATTTATGCAGACCTTTAATCGATCAATTTTCCCAAATGGCGGCTGGCAATTTTATCAGAGCCAAAGCAAATGGAGTGCGCCCAATCCCAAGGGCAATACTTTCGAGCGGCAGGTAGCAGAGATTATCGAGCATCGGAAGAGAAATCCCGCGATGCTGATTCAGCACAAACTTTCTATCGATCCGGCCGTAGTAGGCAACGAGCTCGAGCGCTTCAACCGTGCGCGCCTGGGCATCCCGGCGATCCGGCCGTCGCTCGATCAGATCCCGCCTCCGGAAAGCTCCCCGCTCCTTTCGGTACCGGTACGCGACGCAATTTCAGCCGTGAAAAAGATTGCGGCCGGAGCGGCGCTGCTCATGGAATGGGAAGAGAGCGGCTTGCCTCCGGAGCCCTCTGCGGTTTCAGAAGCCAGGGCTAAGATCTGCGCCGTCTGCCCCCAAAACGACAAAGGCAAAAGCCTCACGGAGCTCTTCACAGTCCCGGCCGCAAACCGGATCAAGGAAAAGCTGAAGCGCTTGCATGAAATGGATCTCAAAACCTCGAAGGACGCTGAGCTAAACGTCTGCCAAGCCTGCCTTTGCCCCCTCAAGCTCAAGGTGCATACCCCTATGAGCCTGATCCAAAAACGACTCAAGCCGGAACAGCGCGCAGAGCTCGATCCTAAATGCTGGATCCTGGCTCCGTGATCCATGTTGTTTATATCGCGGTTTCGGGCGGCCCACTGACTCACGATTATTGCGCTCGCTTCGTTGGGAGCTATCTGGCCAATCCTCCCGGCGCGACTAACCGCGTAATTGTGGTCTGCAACGGCGGCGCGCTCCCGATCGAGACACAGATGCTTTTCCTCCCGCTCAACGCCACCTTTCTCCTCCGCAAAAACGATCCGTCCTGGGATATCGGCGGCTACATGGATGCGGCGCTGCAGTTTCAGGGAAAGTTTCTCTTTTGCTGCGGCGAGACGGTTTACTTTCACCGCGAGGGCTGGCTTGCCAGGATGGCTGAGGCTTGGGAGAAATACGGCAACGGTATGTATGGCTCTTTCTCGAGCAACCTTGTCCGGACGCACCTCAACACAACAGCGTTTGCCTGCGATTCCGCCTCGCTGCTCAGCTATCCGCGGCCGATGAGTCGCGCTGATCGCTACAATTTCGAGCACGGCTCAGATGCGCTCTGGCTTCGACTTCATAAGCACGGCAAACCGGTTAAGCTGGTGACGTGGAACGGAGTTTGGGAGCCGGTTCACTGGCGTTTGCCCATGGATATCATGTGGCGCGGCAATCAGAGTAACTGTCTGAGCTTCTGCTCGCATACGGATCGCTATCGCGCAGCCACTCCGGTAATTCAACGTCAATGGTCTGCCTGGGCAGATGGTCCTTACCGCTTATGAGAATCGCAGTCGTTTACATTTTCCCGGTTTTCGATGGGGCGTTTTTCGATAACGCCTGCCGGTTCATCGCCACTTACAACGAGAATCCGGCCGGGATGGAGCACCAGCTTATTTTTGTCTCCAATGGCGGCAAGCCAACGCTCGAAATGCGTGCCTTGGCGGAGTCCTGCAACCATCTGGTAGAATGGCTTGAGCACGACAACTCAGGCTATGACCTGGGAGGCTTTCAAGCGGCCGCTCGCTCTATCCCCTGTGAGATGATGCTCTTCCTCGGAAACAGCGCTTACCTTCGGCGACCGCAGTGGCTCTCGCGCATGGCGGAAGTTTTTCACAAGCACGGCAACTCGGCGATCTACGGCAGCACGGCCAACTGCGGCGATGCCCGGGTAAATGTGTTCCCGCATATCCGGACCACAGGCTTTTGGATGGCGCCCATGATCATGAACATGTATCCGTTCAAGGTGAGTCGGCCGGAGCATCGATATCCGGCTGAGCACGGCGCTAACTGCCTTACGGAATGGGCCAAAGGGCAAGGTTATCCGGCAATCATGGCAACCTGGGACGCGGAGGCGGAATGGCCAAACTGGGACTCGGTACCGGAATCGTTTCACCAAGGACACCAAAACGGATTATTAGTGGGGGATCGTTTAACCTGCCAACCTTATTATCCATACCCATGAAAATCGCGATTTTTTACCATACCCTTTTCTACCTGGGCAGCCCTCCGGACCTGAGACCGATGGCTGTCGATATCGTGAGCGAGCAGATTACGCAGATGGAAAAAGCGGGACTCATTTGTGCGGCCGACGAAATGATCGTAGGCGTCAACGGAGGCGAGGAGAGCGAGGACATTGCTCGAGTGCTCTTACCACCCAAAGCCAAGTTGGTTTTTCACGGCCTGCAATCGCGTGCGGAGAATCCAACGATCGTTCTGCTCGAGAATTGGGCTAAGACTCATCCCGGCTGGGCGATCCTTTACCTGCACAGTAAAGGCGCGAGCCATGAGCACGGGAGTCCCTACGGCCAGAACGTCTCTGGTCCCTGGCGCCATGCCATGATGGCTGATCTTGTCGATAACTGGCGCGCCTGCGTAGCCGACCTGTCAGCCGGCGCCGAAATGGTTTGCTCACACTTCATGAGGAACATGGCAGACGGGTCGCAGCATATCCCGGCAGGTAATTTTCTGTGGACTACTTCAAACTTTGTTCGCACTCTGCCGTCCATATTCATGCGTGAACGGATCAAAGTCTCCGGTATTGCCGCACTCGAGAGCCGATATGAGGCAGAGGTGTACTGGGGCAACGGTCCAAGGTTGCCTATGGTGAAGGAGTGGCGCCCCACTGGCGGGGGCGGCTGTCCGTAATGAGTCCGGAGCTTGAGGCAGCCTACGCGGACGCGGCTCTTCCGTTTGTTGACGGCGCGATCTCAAAGGAAATTATCAGCCAACGCTCCTGGCGCTACTTCCTCGAGGTAAACTCCGCCTGCAACCTCAAATGCCCGACGTGCACCAAGGGCAACAAAGCTGGATACGAGCATCAGACCGGGATCATGGAGCCTGATTTGATGGAGAAAATCATCGATAAGATTGCCAGCGAGAATCCCCAAGCGATCGTTTTTCTATACGGCAATTCTGAGCCGTTCCTGCATCCTCGCCTGCCGGAATGCATCGCGGCCGTAAAACGGCGCGGGCTTAGGTGCGAAATGTCTACGAATCTTAACTACGTCCACCGGATCGATGAAACGCTGGCAGCCAAGCCGGACTTCATGATCATCTCTCTCTCCGGCTTCACTCAGGAGGTTTACGAAAAGGGACACGCTGGCGGGGATATTGAAAAGGTCAAAGGCAACATGAAGCTGCTGGGCACCTTCAACCAGCTTGCCAAAGAGAAGGTGCGGCTCGCCGTCAATTATCACCTCTACAAAGACAACGAGCATGAGCTTGAGACTATGCGGGCCTTCGCCGAGGAATGCGGCATCGAACTTTTTACGAGCACAGCCAGGGCGATCTCCATGGAAAATGCAATTCAGTATTGCCGGGAGAAAGATCCGGAGGCGACTCCGTTCGAGGTGCAGCCGCTCCGGCCGGACTGGAATCTTGCTCTGCCTCCCGTCTCCGCGCAGTGGCGGGACACCATGGACCGGCTGAAGATCCCTCCGAACAAAGCCCGGGAGATGTACGGGAAAATCCCGGTGCGCTCAGTGTGTCCCGTTGGGGCAGGCGGGATGTTCACCTTTATCCGGCATGACGGCAAAACCTCCATGTGCGCCTGTGTCGCCGATCGGAGGATCACCGTTACGGATTATCTGGCGACGTCTCCGGAGCAGATGATCGAGCAGCGCACAGGTCACGCGATTTGCCAGCAGTGCATCAAATATCGGCTCAATCTTTACTTCCATATCGTGGACCGGGAGAAATGGGACTGATGAAGCCAATTATCCACTATCTTGATTCTAAAGACGGCCATAGTTGGCTGTCTTTTTGGTGCCCGGGATGCAAACGCCCCCATGCAATACCATTTGTAAACGCTCCGGTTTCACCGCCTCACCCCTCGCCGTTGTGGGCGTATGACGGAAACCCCGTCCAGCCGACAATCACGCCATCCCTGAGAATCATGACGGAGAATGAAGGACAAAGCCAATGTCACGTAATGGTAACTAAGGGAGTGCTTAACTATTGCGCTGACTGCAAACACAGCCTAGCCGGGAAAAGTGTACCGATGGAACCATTTAGCCAAAACTGGTATGAAGACCCTTGATGAAACCGGGATCGCCAACGGCACAGACAAAGCCAGCGTTTTTACAAGGACCTACGCCAAGCCTCATGATTACCTGAGGCACATGGAGCAGTTCTTTGCGACTCTCAAGGACAAGCCGATCAAACTTGTTGAGATTGGAGTCGGCGGCGGAGAGTCGATCCGCACTTGGCTCGATTACTTCGCTTTCGCCTGGGTCCTTGGAATAGACAACGTGCACGATACAAACAGGTGGAACACTCCAAAAAAGTGGAATACCTGCGACGCGGAGTCGGACGGTTACGATCGATACGCTTTCATGGCCGCGGATCAAACCGATCCAACTTTTTGGGCGTGCTTTGCGGCGGACGTTGGGCGAACTGTCGATATCGCCATCGACGATGGCTCCCATGAACCTAAGGGGGTGCAAATGTCCTTTGCTGGCTTGTGGCCGCTCATTAAGCCAGGGGGATTTTACGTGATCGAGGATTTAGGCTGCGGCTTTACCACCCCGGGCCTGCCCACACACTGGGAATTTATGGCGGCTTACCTCGCTCCGCTCATGATTGGCGGGCTTGAAGATCTCGATTCGATTTACATTGCCCGCGAATTGGCAATAATCCGAAAGAAAGGCTAATACCGTGTACACCATTCACAACCGATGCCGCGCCTGCAACTTTGGCCCTCCTATCCTTCCTGGCGGGACCAAAGCCGGACCAAACACCGATCGCCTCCTGCCTGCCTTCAGCCTGGGGCTGCAGCCGCTTGCCAATGATTTTTGTCTCGATGGCGAGGCGCACGCTGGTTTTGCCCCGCTCGATATCCTGCTCTGTCCCCAATGCGGATTGGCGCAACTGAGCGTCGTAGTCGATCCGGAAATTCTTTACGCGAAGGACTATCCTTACGTGACGAGCAAGAGCGAAACCATGCGGCAACATTTTGAGCTTCTCTGGAAGGATTGTAGCTCGCTGGCCACTTCGAAAACTGTCCTCGAGATTGGCAGCAACGATGGAGATTTCCTCAATTACTGCCGCCAGCACGGCGCAGAGGCTGTGATCGGTATCGAGCCGGCTTCCAATCTGGCACAGGCAGCCGAAAAGCAGGGCATCCGGACGATCTGCGATTTCTTTAACCCCGTCTCGGCCGCGATGGCGAGCCAAGCCATGCCCAAAGTGGGAATGATCTTTGCCCGTCACGTCTTTTGCCATGTACCAGACTGGCAATCCTTCATAGCGAGCCTGCAACTCTTGGCCGGACCTGAAACTTTGATCTGTATCGAGGTGCCTTACGTGATGGAGCAACTCAAGGCGATCAGCTTTGACCAGATTTACCATGAGCATTGCAGTTACCTCTCCATCCGTGCGGTTAAAGCCCTGCTCAATGGCGGACCGTTCTGCCTCCGAGATCTCAAATACTACACCATTCACGGCGGAGCGATCCTGCTCATGATCCAGCGCCGGAGCCCTGAGGTAAAGGCTAGTCAAACGGTCCTGGAGTACCTTGACGCGGAGAGCGCCACCCTAAAAAGCTGGCAGGAATTTGCGGAGAAGAGCTCCGACGCGATCGAGAAGCTCAAAGGCTTGATCAAACAGCTGCGCAAAGAAGGGAAGCGTGTTGTGGGCTTTGGAGCCTCTGCCAAGAGTACCGTTTGGATTAACGCCATGGGGCTCACACGCGCTGATCTGTCCTGCGTCTACGATTGCACTCCTTCAAAGTGGTATCGGTACATTCCCGGCACGGATATCCCGATCGTTAACCAGGGCGGGTTTTACGTCGACGATCCGGAGTATGCCGTCATTTTCGCCTGGAACTTCGCGGAGGAGATCATGGAAAAGAACCGGAAATGGATGGAAGGCGGTGGCTCGTTCATTGTCCCCATTCCTGAGGCGAAAATCTATCGCGCTGAGGCTTTCGTCTGCAGCAATTAGTCTTGCAGTGCTCACCGCAAGGGTTTATTGCCCACGGTGAATGAGCACCGCGAAAGAAGTAACGGATCGTTGGGATAACGCCTCCCTCGTAAATCAGCAAGTTTGGGATTG